GTTTCTATGTTAATGGTGTAAAATTAGGGAATGATGTTACGTGTACCGAAACGCTTGATTATACAGATGCAGATTATCTTGCGTTTAATGAAGATAATGGTGATGATTATAATAATTCTGATCGAGGAGAGTCGAGATATTGGGCTTCTAATAGTGAAGTACATACGACTTTAAATTTATCTTGGTATTCTCTACTTTACAATAATTACGTGAATTTTTCATCTGTAGTTACGATTAGTACAACAGAATCACAGATGACGAATATTACTGTTACTTCTGGTATCGCAAGTGCGGAAGCTTTTGGTACTCCAGTTTTAACAACTGGCAATGTTAATATTGCACCGACTGGAATATCTTCAGGTGAAGCTTTTGGGACACCTTTTATTCCAACAGAGATTTTGGTTCCAAGTATAATTTCACAAGAAGCATTTGGTACTCCTACGGTATTCTCAGAACAGTTTATCGTAATTACTTCTGGAATAGCTTCACAAGAAGCATTTGGTACTCTGCAGATTAATCTTACAATTCATGATCCAGGTGGGATAATTTCACAAGAAGCTTTTGGTTCTCCAATAATAAGTAGAGGTCCAGTTAACATTTCACCTTCGTCAATTGTTAGTTCTGAATCTTTTGGGGTAGCTATATTTGCGTATGGGATGTATTACATTAATCTCAATGGACAAGGAATTGGAAGTGCGGAAGCTTTTGGTACTCCATCTTTTAAAATGTCAATTGTTTCAGTTGGTATCACAAGTGCGGAAGCTTTTGGTACTCCAGTTTTAACAACTGGCAATGTTAATATTGCACCGACTGGAATATCTTCAGGTGAAGCTTTTGGGACACCTGTATTATTAGTTGGGAATACTAATATAAATTCGATAGGAATTATTAGTAGCGAAACTTTTGGTTTACCTGGTATAAATACTGGTAATGTTAATATTGTACCTTCAAGTATTGTAAGTGCAGAAGCATTTGGAGCACCTGTAATAATAGTCGGAGAAGTCAATATCTTACCAGTAGGTATTGTTAGTGGTGAGACCTTTGGGTTGCCTATATTAAGTACTGGAGGGGTTACTGTACAAGTTAATAGTATTCTGAGTGCAGAAGCTTTCGGTTTACCTACTTTACATACTGGTAATGTTTTAATATCTGCTAACTCTATATTTTCAGAGGAATCTTTCGGAGCTCTAATTGTAAATCCAGGTCCAGTTAATATAAATCCTATAGGTATCCTAAGTGAGGAAGAATTCGGGAGCTTGCAGATTACAACTGGGTCTGTTAATGTTTCTCCCAGTGGTATCGTAAGTGAAGAAAATTGGGGATCAATTTCAATTAGTATGCAGATACGTGTTGATAGTATTCCGAGTGAAGAGGCTTTTGGTGTATGTAGTTTTACAACTGGTAATGTATCTATACAGATAGAAGGTATAACAAGTGAAGAGGATTTTGGATCATGTATTGTTAGAAATCTTTGGGTTCTTTATCCTGAGTCAATTAATAGTTCTGAAGCTTTTGGTGTTCCTTTAATCCGTGTTATTACTTCTAATGCTTTTCAAACGATGATGGAAAATGATTTAGATGAGACTTTCTTTAACGATACAGAATTTGCGGAACATGCGACATATGAACATAAATCCGGATATATATTTGATCTAATAGTTATATTTGACAACGAATACATAGCTGTTGATCCAGATACCGGAGTTGATTTTATTAGTCGTGATCCGCAAGTACAGTGTCAAACATCTAAATTTATAGAACGTATTCGTAAAGGTGATAAAATAGTTATACGTGGAGAACGATATGAGGTTCTGGGTAATCAACCGGATGGAGTTGGAGTAACAATTATTAATATACATAAAGAGAAGACAATATGAATTATCCAACAGATATATTTGTATATCCACATAACAAACAACCACACCCGAGAATATTAATTCGTAATCGTGTTAAAGAGTTATTAATAAAGAATACTGATTTGGGTGGGCATTGGTTCTGCTCAAGACCTAAGCCTATCTTTTACACAGAAACTCCGTGTGGTTTGATCTACTTTACGACAGAACCAGCGGATCATCAAAATACAGCTCCCAGAAATTATAAGAGGGAGCTTAGTTTGACAACAGAAGTTGCAATGGTTTCTAATTCAGAAAGAGAAAACGAACTTGACGATTGGTTAGATTCACGAGCGTACGAAATAGAACAGACATTTGGTGGAGATCGCTTTCTTGGATTAAAGGGATTAGTTGGTGATGTTACGTTTGTACGAACGGAGCCTGTTGATATCGTGGCAGACGGGGATGTAGAAGTAGGTGCTTTACGATTGTTTTGGAATATAACTTACTTTACGAATCTCTTTTATACTGGTAAACTGGATGAATTTCTAAAATATAGTGCCGATTGGGAAGTGCATGAAGAGCATGAAGGATCAGAAGCTGTTGACAACGTAACTATAAGGGAGGAATAACTATGATAATTTCAAAGGTAAAGCCAAGAGTCCCAGGAAGTATTGTAAGGGATACTAATGGGACTATCTTACCGCAAGAAGGAGAATTAATTCCAATGTCTACTTATTGGCGAAGGAGACTTAAGGATGGAGATATTGTTCTTGTGGAAGATACGATTATAGATGATAAATCTTCGAAAGGAGATAATTCATTATCTGAATTGATGTCCGTTAAACAGAAGAAAAAAATTAATACTGGAGGTATCAAATGACAATTAGTACAGATCTTCGTGTTCCATTTATATATGTGGAATTTGATCCGTCGAGAGCATTTACAGGACCGAGTTTACTTCAATATAATGCTCTCTTAATTGGTGGAAGAACGTCTGGCGGAACTCGGGCAGAATTAATAATTGATAGAGTAACAAGTTATGATGAAGCAACAAAATTTTATGGAAGCGGTTCTCAACTTGCTCGTATGTTTAAGAAATTTTTTCAAGGGAACAGAACAACTATTGTCTATGGTGTTTCGTTGGATGATGCTGGTGCAGGAGTAAAGGCGACTGGTACATTCGTAATTGGTGGAACAGCGACTGCTCCTGGTTCTTTTACAGCATATATTGGTGGGGAGCGTCTTGTTATTGCGGTAACTGTGGGAATGACTGCGGATCAGATTGGGGCCGCTCTTGTCGCTGCGATACATAATGGGCTTCCTATTACTGGAGTAAATGCTGCCGGAACCGTAACAATAACCGCAAAGAATGCTGGCGAACCGGGGAATGATATTGATTTACGAATGAATTATAATTCAGGTGAAGAATTACCAACTGGTATTACTTGTACTGTAAATGCTATGTCTGCAGGAGCAAATAATCCAGATATACAAGATGTTATTGATATACTTGGAGATAACTGGTATCAAGTGATCTGTGCTCCACATTTTATGTGGATAATGCTGGTAAAGTCCGAATGCAGCGTGCGATTACTATGTATCAAAAGAATGCTCTTGGTGCGGATGATATTGCGTATCTTGATGTTAATACGATGTTGACTTTGATGTATTTACGGTATGATTTCCGTACACAGATACTTACGAGATATCCTCGTGCTAAGCTTGCGGATGATGGTGTGCAAGTGGGTCCAGGACAGCAAGTAATGACTCCAAAACTTGGAAAAGCTGAAGCTATAAATATTTTTAGAGGTTGGGAGTTTCTTGGATTATGCGAAAATGTTGCTCAATTTAAACAGGATCTTGTCTGTGTTCGGTCAACTACAGATCCAAATCGTTTGGAATGGTTGTTACCTCCTGATTTAATGAATCAATTTAGAGTCGGTGCAGCTGTAATTCAATTTCTTCTTGAGAGTCCTGTTTAACTATAGTCTTTCTGGAAGTAAGTTAATGAGATAAACTTTTTATTGGAGGTTAGATATGTCTAATGATGTTGTTGGAGGAATTATCGAGTTGAAATTAAATGGTGAAATCTACCTGGCTAAAGGAAATTTCACTTATAATCTCGGTAAACCAAAGTACGAGCCGGTAATCGGTGCGGATCGAGTCCATGGTTATAAAGGTACACCACAAGCTGCTCGTATCGAGGGAGAGATTACTGATACTTCAGAGCTTGACGTGGAAAAAATTGTAACGATAAATAATGCGACTGCGACTTTATCTCTTGAAAATGGTAAAATAATTGTTTTGAAAAACGCACGATATACAGGTGATGGGGATATCCAAACAGAGGAAGGAAATATACAACTTGTTCTGCATGGTTTAAGTGCAGAAGAAATTAGATAGTTTAAAATTTATTCTATATTAACAATTAACAATTAACATTTAATAATTAACATTTAACATTTAATCTGGAGGAATCCAATGTCAGAACAAAATGCCGAAAGTATAAACGAAGAGCGGAAGCAATTCGACATCCCTCATGAAATTAAACTTTCTGTTCCTGTTAAATGGGGAAAGGATGAAGAAGAAGTTTCATCCATTACAGTTATTCGCCGGTTAAAAGCCGGTGATTTCAAAGGTATCCAAGCTAATAGTATTAAATTTGATGATATGATTAAGCTTGCATCTAAGATTACTGGAGAGTCAAGAACATTTATCGAAGAAATGGATTCAATGGATTTCTTTGAATTGTCAGAAGTGTTAAACTCTTTTTTGCCAGTTTCCCGTTAGACTGGCGGGAATGGTTAGGTGCATTCGCTTATAATTATAAATTCTCACAGTCTGATTTAATGGATATGGATGCAGAAGATATTCAATTCTGGAAAATACAATTGGAAAATACAAGTAAAGCGTTAAAACAAGGACGAAGATAGAAATGTCGATACCTCCAATTAGAATCGTTATTGCTGGAGTAGATAAGTTTTCAGCTACTCTTGGTAAATCGCTTCAAAGTATTGGTAAAATAGGAAAGAAAGTTGCGAGCGCTGGTCGTATAATGACTATGGCAGTGACACTTCCTGTTCTGGCAATGGGCGCGAGTACGCTTAAGACTGCGGCAGATTTTGAAACGTCAATGAATCGAGTTCAGAACCTTACAAGTGCAACAGGGTCCGAGCTGGTTCAAATGCAGAATCAAGCTCGGGATCTTGGTGCAACTACGATGTTTACTGCGAGTCAAGCAGCAGATGCGATGGGTTTCTTAGGGATGGCTGGTTTCGAGACTAATGAAATTATTTCGGCTATGCCAGCAACTTTGAATCTTGCAGCTGCGAGTCAGATGGAACTTGCACAAACAGCGGATCTTGTTTCTAATGTATTGACAGGATATAATACAGATGCAACGAAAACTGGGATGGTTACAGATGTTCTTGTATCTACTTTCCAGAATGCAAATACGAATTTAGAGCAATTGGGTGATGCGATGAGATATGTTGCTCCAATTGCAGCAAGTATG